AAGATGCTGGATGGTTACAGCAACATTAGGCACAGACCAATAAATTTCAATGTAGTCGTTTGCCGCCATGCTTAGAAAGTAATTCCAACCAATAATTGAGTGTCCATCTGTTCCAGCGTGTCTATTTGGCACAGATATAAAACCAGTTGAGCCGGGGATATCTACTCCGTTTTGCTTGAGCCAGATATAAACATCTTGGAAAGCAGTGTCTGTGTTTTGAAACTGTGCGCTGAACTGTAGGTTATAAATCCCTGATCTTTCTACCGTAATCTTAGACGAGGCAATAGATATACCGTTGGCAAAGTCGGTTGTGTTTAGCGTCATCAACGTGGCTGTATTAGCCGTTGCAGTCTGGTCTTGGTCACTTGAAAACGCCCCGTAAGGCAACTGCAAGAACGCCCCGCCTGTAGCAGAAGAAAGGGCCTGCGTAAAGTTATCAATAGTGTTGAAGTACTGACGCAAAATGCCCGTTAAAACATCTACGTATCTCTGGTCGTACTCAACTGGAGCCGCAGGTAGACGCGGCGCATTGGGCGGGATTAACGCAAAGGAGCGTTCTAAAGGTAGTGTCATCGACGACCATCCGGTCTAACATCAATACGTGGAACACCTAACTGCCACTGCGTACCGAGGTCTGATGATGAAATCTTAAACGCCATCTGACGACCGCGTATCCGCACAAACACCTGCTGGGTAAATTGCTGGATGTTGTACGTCGTTGTGCTTGCGTAAGACTGTGCGCTTTCTACGGATGGGTTGTTTGAGGTGCCGTAATTGGAGCCGGGGTTTTGACGAGGTCTTACCGTAAAGTAAGCGGTAGGCGCTGCTGAGGAGGAGCCATCAAATGTGATGTCAGGAATAAGCCTCCACACAAAACCAAAATTATGACCGTCACCAATATCAAAGTCCGAGGATTGAACATAGGCATCAATAGCAACTGGGGTGCTAGTCTCGTTGTTGTCAACAGTGGTTTCATGGTACACCACAGCACCATTTGTGTAGGTTGCAGGCACACCAGAACTATTATTAGCCGTAAAACCAATAGCCGCCATAGGCTCAGAACGTAGTGGGCTATCCAACCAAGCCGTGCGAGGGCGCACAGTAGAGCCGTTCATAGTGCCATAGTACCAAGTACGCTCTAAGTGGTTAAAAATGACGTAGCGGTCAATCAAGATGTTGGGCGAACCAGCAGTGCCAGTGCCGTTTTCACCAGTAGCAGTGGTGCCTGTAATAGATGGGTAGAACCACCAAATCTCGTTATAACCTTCGTTCGTACCAGAATGGATTTGATAGGATTCTTGTAAGTTGATGTTGCCGTAGATGTACTGACGCAAGGCGCAAGGTAGGGTTTCCACCCGACCAGAGTACATATAAAACTTATCTGTGCCCATCCAGTAAGTAACGTTGTTTACTGTAGATACTGCGTTGGGACTAGCGATAGAGATGTTATCCCCAAGTATCTGGCTGTTCCACACATAAGGAGCGCCAAGGTACTGAAAAGAATAGACGGCTGAGTCTGTGAAAACCAAAATCTCTTGCCGAGTCTGTACGGCAGTAATGATTGTTGAGCCGTGGCTTAGACGGATACCACCTGCTTGGTTAGTAACAAGAGGCAACCATGTAACCAGTGTATTCTGGTCAGACCAACGCACTTGCATAGGGTCTTGCGCGGTCGTTGCATACACGCCAGTTGGGTCATTACAACCAAAAGCAAACGTGAAGCGGGATGCGTCAGACACCAACACAAAGTTAGCAACAGATGGGCAAGTGGCATCGGGTGTAAAGCCTGTAGGGTAAGGCGCTGACTTTGTGTATATGGGAGTACCTGCTTTGATAATCTGCCCACGGTCGTAAATGTTAGGATTGGTGTTGTTTGCCCAGTAGTACATAGCACTGCCACGGGGGTTAAACACCAAGTCTTCACCGTAGTTAGACTGGCTCCATAGGCGCAACTGCACACCAACACCTAGACCCGCTGGCGCAGGAGAACCCCAACCAGTAGAAGAATATCCTGTAGTAACACCACCCCAGCCACCTACACCCCAGCCCGTACCGTAAGTAAACGTTGTGTTACCCGTAGTGAGTTGGTAATTAAATGTTGCAGTGACAGCAGATGTGCCAGTAGAGGTTGCCGTACCACCCGCAATAACTGTGTATGTGTTGTTACTCGTAACAGTTTGGATTTGGAACTCTCCAGTTAACTGGGCGGCAGTTATGCCGTTAACAGCACCTGATACGCTAGTAATATTTACAAAATCCCCTGCCTGTGCGCCATGTCCGGGGTCGTTAACCGTTACAGTCGATGAGGTGTCCGTCGTAGTGAAAGCGTTGGCTACAGTTGCATTAGTTAGGCGAATTGGGGTTATGTCGTTGTACGCACCGCCAGATGAGTTCTGTATGTAGTACTTGAGGTTAGTGCCAACCGCTAGAAGGTTGTAGCCTGTAAGGTTAATCCAATTCCACATGGCTTTGGCAACACCCCAGAACGCACCGTCAGGTGGCACAGCCGCAGTTGTAAGCCCACTAGTAGCCACAAGTGTTGTAACAGGTTCTGTTGTAGCAGCTAAACCGCCGTCACGTTGCCAGCCACCAATCTTCTCAGGGAATCCAGAGCGGAAACGAACCTTGTCACAGTCAAAATAGCCACCCTCGTTAGATAGGGTAGTACCCTCGCGGTTAACGCCGGGTCTAAACTGTAGTTTTTGTAATGGCATATTACTTTGCGTGGTATTCGGCTTCTGTCAAGATGCCGGGTTTGTATTTGCCTTCTGGCTTATAGATAGTCAACGCTTGCTGACGCATCTCAGGTGCAAAAGAAATGTGCATCCAACGCCCATACTCATGGATCATTTGGTCAAACTTAATGCCCGCCTTTATAACAAGCTGACATAGCGCGTAAGGAGTGTGAGCAGAAGAAGAACAGTCAATAGCCCAACCATCCATGTGGCTGGATACCTTAGAACCGCCAACAGCAAGATTAACGTCGGGCAAGCGTAGCCAAGAATTAACACGAAGAGCGCCTGTGACATTACGTACCGCCTCTAGTTGTTGAGCAGCCGACTTCATGTTCGCCAGTTGGCGCTCATCAGGCTGGTTATCAATGTTCATCCGTATAGCAGTCTCGCTGTACGTTGCTTCGTCAAGACTGAAGTGTTCGCTTAGATTCATTTTTAGCCTTCATCTCTATAATTTTCTCCAGCGTCCTACCACCAAAGTAAAACGACATTATTAACATGCCCCATTGTCCCAGCAATTCGACATAGTTGTTGTTGACTTCAATATCCCATGCAGACATCATCGCAAAAGTCGTGTAGGTAATCAAGATAAATACCAGCGTCATAGGACGAATGTTCTTGGACAGCCAAGAGTCAGAACCCATGTCTGCTTTGAGCCGCTCGGTCAACTCATGTTGTTCGGCAACGTCGGCATTGAGTTTTGCTAACTCGCCGTTTTGCTGCATCTCAAGCAATTTAAGTTTGGCTTGCTCCGCCTGTGCTGGGTCAGGAAAGACCTTATCTAGTATCTTCCCACCAATATCTAAAAGTGCGCCAATAGGTATCATTTCTGCTCCTTCAATTCACGTTTAAGTTTGCGCAACTCTTTGATCTCTTGTTTAAGTTGTGCTCGCATGTATAGGGTTTCTACGTATGCCATTGAGGTTGCTGCAACAATGATGCATATCGCTACTCCTATCAAAATCCACCAGACAAGGCGCGTAGTTGCCACATTAGCCACCCAAAAAACATTGATATGAACATCACGGCAATTACTCCAGTTGTTGTTTCAATAGCCCGAATCTCGTCTTGCTCTTTTTGCCACCTTGCCAGCCTAGCCCGACGAACCATCTCTGACCTAGCCCACTCCTGCTCTTGCTCAATCTTGGCGTACATCTTTAGGAATCGGCTGTAGATTGCTTTCAACTCAGCAGGGGCATACACGGTCATCTGTTCTCTAATCTGTTCTCCCAACTTCTCTAACTGCAACTCAACTAGCGCACGCTCTATGGCTTTCTTGCTGGTGTTCTGGGCTGGGTCGTAGTTAGTTTTTGACTGCTCCTCTAACTCATGGTAGTAGGTCTGGAGTTGTTGCTGAATATCAAAGAATTCTCCCAACTGTGTGCCCACTTCGCTGATGAGTTTGAGTTCAAGTTCCTCGTAGGACTGTTGCTTGGCTGCGGCCTTCTTTTGCGCCACAGGCTTTGACGGCTCTGTATACTTATTTTCCCGGACTGTATACTTAAACAACCCAATGAACCAATCAAAAATGCCTTTGATTGCCTTGACATCGCCAATGACCTGCTCGGCTGTCTTCTTAGCCCCCTCCAACTCCATACGCCCTTCATGCAGGAGAGCACACCCCTGCTTGATAAAGCCAACGGCGGTTTGGGCCGCCATGAGGAGAGTGAACGGGTCCACATCTTAGGCAGTGCGATTCCACATATATACAGCGACATACGGCGGCAAATTACTAAACGATGTGCCAGAACCTGTGTTACTAACTGAAACTGAGCCTGACGGGGTGCCAGCAGATACGGGGTCGGTATACGCTTTCGGTCCAGTGCCTTCGTTGTAGTTTCTAACAAACTCTTGGCTTGGGTCGCCGCCTTGGTTAGCAGTCGAATCTTGAGAGCCGACATAATGTTGATGCGTACCAAGCGCTGTACCCGTGAAGGTAGCAGAGTGGGTGTGGCTTGGCAAGTTGGCTTCTATAAGGGTTGTTGTGGCTGAACCGCCAGTAGAACCTGCGGTGTATGTACCGTCTTGGCTGATTAGCACCCGCCCAGAACCATAAGTTACCCACGTACCAAAACCAAACAAAGTATTAGGGTTAGTAGCTACCGTACTCATGTAGATAGACCCGACAGGGTATGCAGCCACAATAGCCGCGTTTACAAAGGCTGTCGTAGCAATTTGCGTTGTGCTTGTGCCCACTGCCGCAGTCGGCGCAACGGGTACCCCTGTTAGCGTAGGGCTTGGGAAAGTCGCGCCTGTCATGTAGTTAGTAGCAGTTACCACGTCCGTGCCATTAGATACAAGAGATACTTTTGCTCCAACTGGGACTGAAACTCCTGTTTGCCCGCTTACTTTGACTGTAACTGCGCCGGTAGAGTTGTTGTAGATGAAGTACAGTTTCTTGTTGGCTGGCACTATTAAGTTAGTGCTTGCTCCGCCTGTACCCGTTAATTCTAGAAACATGTTACGGGCAACGCCTGTTGCGCCGTTGGGGATTGTGATTGTGGTGTCCGTGCCAGTAGCAACCGCTTGGGTTACATAGCCAGAGATAGCCTGCTCAATCAGCGTGCCAAGGTTTGTGTTGGTTGTTGACCCCCAGTTACCCGCTTGGTCACCGTTGCCCATCAGTTCAATGGCTAGGTTGGTTGAGTACGTACTTGACATGGTTTACCTCATTGAAGGTTGTTTATATCCGTCCAGCCTGCATTGTTGGTGGTACTTACCACTGTCCAGCCTGCGTTTTCGGTGTTGCTGATAAGCGCCCAGTTTGCTGTCTGGTCGTCGATGATTTTTATCCAGCCCGCTACCTGTGTATTGTCTGCCATATTGATGTTCTCGGCAATGGCTGCTACGAAGGCGGCTTGGATGGTTGGCACATCCGCAAGGGTGATGTTCTCGGTGATGTCTTGCAGGAATGTAGCCGTGACAGTCTGGGCATCCTCAATCCCGAAGTTCTCTGTAATGTCAAAGAAGAATACGCTGAAGATTGTGATTAGTTCAGCAAGGGTGATGTCTTCTGTAACGCTGGCTGCAAACTGGGCAGTGAGGGCTTCAGCCTCTTCTACCGTTATGGCTTCGGATATGGCTAAGATGAACTGGGCTGTTGCAGTCGGCGTGTCTTCTAGAGTGATTGGCTCTGTGACCGAGGCAAGGTAGGCAAACTGTGTCGCTGGGGTGTCGTCTATGGTGAACGGCTCAGTGCGGTCATTGAGCATCGCTGTATATACATCTTGGCTGTCTGCGATTGTTATGTCTTCTGACTGGGCAACGGCAAACTGGGCTGTGACTGCTTGGCTGTCCGCAAGGATGATGTCTTCTGTGATTGACTGTAAGAATGTAGAAGCCTGTGTGCTGTCGTCGGCAAGAGAGATGGCTTCCGTCACGCTACCAAAGAAGTTACCGCCTACGTCATTGATAACGTCTGCTACCCCGATTGGCTCTGTTATGGACTGTAGGAACGCCGATGCCTGTGCGCTTTCATCCGCTAGTGCGATGTCTTCAGAGATAGATAAGGCGAACGCCGTCCCGCCAAGACCGGCAAAGGTAGATTGGGCAAAGGCGGCGTAACCAAACATTAGGTAGTGACCACTTTAAGAAATCCTCAACCATGTGCAGTTGTTGTATCCGTTTACGTCAGACTGGATACCGATATTTGCGGCTGTTGCGTTGCCTTGCAGATAAATAGTAGTTGCTCCTGTAGCCGTAAAAGGCCAATGACCAGTACACATCATGTTTAAATTAAGAGTACCAGAAGCCGATTCAATTAACATCATGTCCGAGTTTGAGATTGCCGCCCCAGCAGTATTGTTATATAGGCGTACTTTTCCAAAACCAGCGACTCCCCATAACCTAGCGCGTACAGTCATAAACAGTAAGTAATTTCCCGCCGCTGGTAAATCCCATTTGTAGTAAGTTGTATTTACATTTGTAAACACGCTTGTGTTGAAGTCTACGTTGCCTATCGGGTTTGAATTGATATTGGTATACGTAAGATTTGCTGCGTTTACTGGCGTATAACCAATGTTTGCAACAGCCGCACCAGAAGCAAGTTGGGTTGAACCAACCGCGCCAGATGCTAAAAGCCCACCTGCTACTTGTGTTAAAGCCATGTTTATCCTTTCAGCGCCGCAAGTTCGGCTTTTACTGTATCTAGTTCAGCCTTGAGGTCTTTGATAGCGTTGACCATGTGCCAGAAGATGTTGTCTGAATCTACAGACAAAACACCCGTAGATTCTTCTTTTACACAGTCAGGGCAAACCTCTTGCAATTCTTGAGCAATAACGCCTAATTGCACGCCTGTTTTCTGAATAGCCGCATGGGTTGGAAGTTCTGTAATCTCTTTTTCGGTACGATATTCAAAGTTGCGAACCCTAATCTGGCTTATTACATCTAAACCTTCGGTGTTATCAACTATGTTTTTCTTGAGTCTAAAGTCAGAAGTTGTCGCCCATGAAGAAGAATTATTTTGTTGGTATATGCTACCGCCAGTAGCAATTAGCCCAGTTCCATCACCTTTACCAGTTACATTATTTCCGTTTGTGTTTATAACCAGTTCACCATTAGCATTAGTATTATTTGCAGTTATTGTTCTACCGATGTAAATACAATCAACGCCACCTGTTTTACCAGAAGTTGCTGTTTCATAACCAATCAGAATGTTATAACTGCCAGTTGTTAAAGCATAGCCAGCCCCAAAGCCAACTGCTACATTTCCAGTTGATGTAGTGTTTGACCTCATCGCATTTCTGCCTAATGCGGTATTACTTCCACCAGTTGTGTTTGTATACATAGAACGCAACCCAACAGAAACATTATCTGAACCAGTTGTGTTTGCCGTTAATGCGCCTTCACCCACCGCAGTATTGTTATTACCAGAAGTGTTAGCGGTAAGAGCCTGCCATCCGACTGCTGTATTTAAAGTTCCTGTGCTACTTGCATTAAATGCTTGATAACCTAAAGCGGTTGTATTAGCCCCAGTTGATTCAGTTTCTCCATACACAGTACCTAACGCAGTAGGCGTAGCCGCAGATGCGCCGATAGGCGAACCACTTACAGTAGGTGTGCTTGAGAAGTTAACGACATTGCCAGACACAGTTAGTGCTGCGCCAAGTCCTGCGATGTTTACTGCGTTTGTCATTTATGCGCTCCTTACCAGTGATGCTTGAAAATAAGAAGCCAAAAGGTTATTCCCTCTTGTCCAAGCGTTTTGCCCAATTGCATATAGTTCAACATAGTCAGTTGAGCCATTAAGATATATTAAAGTAGCCACGGAAGCGCTTGGGCCAGAAGAAGTATCTGACTTATAGTTTTGTCCGTATTTAAATGCTGTGCCATTTTTATAGACAGCAACAAGAAAATATCCGCTAGCAGAATTAGCCGAACTTTCCGCGCAACCGTTTACTTGATAATAGCCAGCAACGGTTGGAGTAAAGCGATAGTTTGTTGAGGCGTCATAGTTGTTATTCGTATCAAATTCTTCAGTGTTGTATTGCATCTTTGTCCAAGTACCAGCGCTAATGCTTTGAGTTGCATTTGGCCCCGCGCTAAACGCTGGCCCATTACCCGCCACGTTGGTAGAAAACTTAGCTTGAGTCACAGACCCATCTACCAAATAACTTGTACTCACGCTACCCGCAGTAGCAGGAATAGCATTCAACACCGAACTTACATAGAAGCTCTCTGTGCGGATTAGGTCGCCTGTTGTTGCGCCTGTAGCCAATACTACTGTTGTGCCTGTTGTGGCTGTGAAGTCGGCAGTGCCTAGCATCACTCCGTTTCTGTAAACGTCAATGTATCCAACGGTGTAACTTGGCACACTAAATGATGTCTGCCCCGCTGTCGCTGTGAAGTCCGTTACGGTTCTGTAGGCTGTAGTCGTTACTCCGCTGGCTGGGATGCCAAGGTATCTGACGCTGATGTTGCTTGTACCGCTTGGTGGAGCGGCTGAGAAGGTCAGGGTTGTGCCTGATACAGAATAGGTTGATGGGTCTTGGAGTACACCAGTAATCGCTACGATGATTGAAGACGTATTGGCAGGAGCCACCGTCATGGTGTACGCTGTTTGTGAGCCTGTCCCGCTGAACGTGTCAGTCAGGAAGGCGGCTGAGATTGGGGCGTTGCCTATGTAACTCATGGGGTCAACCTTGCTTTTAATTCGTCTACTTCTGCTTTGAGTTCTTGGATTGCGGCTGTTAATGTGGCTACTAGGAATGAAGTATCCACGCCTTGGTACTGTGGGTTGCCATCAGCGTCTACTGCATCTTTAGCGCCCGTTACACAATCAGGTACTACTTCCTGTAATTCATGGGCAATAAAGCCTTGCCCTTCTTCGCCATCAACTTTCCACTTATAAGTAACGGGTTTTAGTTGAGCTACTTTAGCCAATGCGCCCGTCATTGGTGCAATATCTTTTTTTAGTCGATAGTCAGACGAGGTGTTGTAAGCAACAGAAGAAGTTGCGGCATTGATATTACCTACTTGGTTTCCAGCGCCTCTAAAGAATTCTTGAATAATTCCGTTGTCGTTAAGGCGATTTAAGATTAACGCCCTATCTCCAGAAACCTCAAAAATACATTTTCCTGTTGCGGCAAGTTGTGCGCCAACATTGTTATCTGCTGAAGATGAAGATGCAGTTTTCTTAACCAGAAAGTTACCGCTAGCATCAAGCATCATTTGTGAGCCATTAAATTTCATGGCTACTTGTGCGCTACCAGCATTATTCTCAGCAGATAGGTTTAATGTTCCGCTTGAATCAGTTACTCTTAAATTAGCATCTGTGGCTACTCTGATATAAAGTTTTGAATTGGGTGTCGCACCAATCCCCACATTCTGTGAAGTATCAATAGTTACTGCCGTAGTGCCAGCAGATTGAAGCGTCAACGCAGTAGCCGCCGCAGACGTAACCGTGTTTATTACAGGAGATGTCAGGCTTAGTGGGGCGTTTAACCCGTTTTGTCCAATCGTACTAATAGGCATTATCTGTTCTCCAGCGCTTCAATCCGAGCGGTTAGTGCGTCATTCTTTGCTGAAAGTTCTTGGATAGCCGCTGTTAGTGTTGCTACTAGGAATGATGTATCTACTCCCTGATACACGGGGTTTCCATCAGCGTCTACTTCATCTTTAGTTCCATGAACTGCTTGTGGGCATACTTCAGCCAACTCATGCGCTATGAACCCTTGACCATCTTCACCCGTTGACTTCCACTTCCAAGTAACAGGCTTTAACGCAGATACTTTATTCAACGCACCAGTCATTGTGGCGACATCATCTTTTAATCGGTAGTCAGATGAGGTGTTATAGGCAACAGTACTACCATCAGTAGATACCGTACCTTTAGGAGATGCGTTGTATTTAAACTCAACAATAGTGCCAGTTGAATTACACCTATTAAAAATTGCAGTAATTGTGCTTTGTGAAGCGGCTGTAAGAGGAAAATCTCCCCCGTTATACAAAGCCCAAGCATTTACTCCACCGCTACCAACAGTCCAAGGAGATGCGTCACCTGACCAAAATCTTCCTGTGGAGTCGATACGCATACGCTCTGTGGCATTAGTGGCAAGAATCATTGCGGCATTTGCATTGTTACACAGAACACCAATGTTATCGCTTACTGAAAGCCATCCTTGACCTACTTGAAAATCACCAGTAGTTTGAGCATTGTTATACCATCGGCTATAAGCACCAGCACTAGATGCACCAGTAACATAAGATTGACCGCCACTTACATGAAGTTTTGCAGATGGCGAAGTAGTGCCAATTCCCACATTTTGTGAAGTATTAACCGTAATCGCAGTAGTGCCAGCAGACTGCAAAGTTAGCGCAGTAGCAGAAGCAGATGAAAGTGAACTGATGACTGGAGTTGTTATCGTAGGGCTTGTAGCCAATACAACCGCACCAGAGCCAGTAGTGCTTGCCAACTTTGCAGTAGTAACAGATGCATCAACTAAAGCCGTTGTCCCCACCGTACCCTGACCCGGTGCAATCACCTGAGTTATTGGGCTTGTGTAGTAAACATAAATGTTATTAGTCCCGCTCAACGGAGCAGACGTGAACGTGATTGTGTTGCTACTGACTGTGTAGGCTGAACTGGGGTTCTGGGCTACGTTATCAATCGTAACTTGGACTTGGGCTACAGACGCAACTGGGCGAGACAGCGTGAATGCCGTAGTACTGCCGTTGCCACTGAAGTAATCAATGGCTGGTGTGAAAGCCTGTTGTGTGGGGGAGTTACCGATTGCTGCCATTTAGACCACCGTCAATCCTGATACCCAAGCATCGGCTGAAGAAGACGCGCTTGCTACCACTACCAAAGCATCACTTGCTTGCAGAATAATCCTGTTGCCTTGGATTACTTCTAGTGACCCGCCAACCGCAACGGTGGCTGTCTCTACCACATAGTAGTTAACTGCCGAACGGGTAATGTAGACATCACAAGTGATGGGTGAAGTAGAAGTGTTAGACACCACAAGGCTGGCTACAGCCAATGTGCCAGAAGCGACTGTAGTGACGGTTGACCCGCCAGTGCTTATGTTCTTAACCCCATACGATACGTTGGTGTAGGTTGCCATTTTTTATCCCATCATGAAGGCTAGGTAGTACGCTTGGTCTACTGAAGCTGCTGTATTTGCCGCCCATGTCGGAGCCGTACCATTTGAAGTTAATATGTATGTGTTTGAACCAATAGGCAACTTAGACAACGCAGTGCCAGAAACATAGTAAGGTATGTCACCAGCGGCATAACTTGTCAGCCCTGTGCCGCCATAGTTACTAGCGATAGTTCCGCCGTTCCAAGTACCGTTAGTGATGACCGTAGAGCCAAGGTTTAGTGCGTTAGTGCCCCAAGTCACATTCTCAGGAAGAAATCCGTGTACGTCCCATGTGCCCGCAACCGTGCCATTTGCTAACAATACAAGTTCAGCCGCACCACCAGATGTAATCGTTCCAATAGCGCCAGTGGCGTAGTCTTGGAGAGTCAGCGTTCCAGTTGCATTGTTGTTAAACACAAACGCCACGCCTGTAGTCAGGGTGGTCGCATCAGGCATTGTGTAGGTCTGGTTGCCCGTGCCGTTCAATGTCTGTGAGTAACTAGATGCCGCAGTCAGGGCTGTTGTACCGCCCGCCGCTGATATCGCTGTATCAGATTGGTTTAAACGGTTTACTGCTACGTTCTGGTTAGCATCTCTCAGCATTACCGAGTTAGCACCGCTAGAAGAAGTTACGCCCGTGCCACCATAAGCCACGCCTACAGTTGTACCTTGCCAAGTACCAGAGGACACAGTACCCAACGCACTGACATTACCAGATGCGTCTAGATTAACGGACTTGCTAGATGGATAGGTTACAAAGACGTTGACTGTGCCTACAAAAGTAACCGCTGAACCTGCATTGCTAGAGGACAGAATGGTTGTGCGCGTGAGCGTGGGGCCAGTAGTTGAGTACGTTCCAATACCTACCTCAAAGTTGCCAGTAGCATCAAAGGAAGAGTAGTACGTCGTATTCCCGTTGCCAACGACGGCAAAGGTTTGGAAGCCCGTGACAGAGCCAGATAAGGTAAAACTTACCGTGGTGTTGGCTGTGCCAGTCTGTTGTACCCGGTCATTGAGGGCTAGAGCCATTTAAGACTCCTTAAGAAGTCGCAGTAGTCGAGTAAGTAACAGTTACGGTATCGCCAGATGTAACAGTCTTGGCAGTGCTGAAGTTGCCTTCTGAGTACAAAGTACCCGCAGTGCTAGAGATTGTGCTGACTGCGCCAGTACCTGTCACCAAGAAACATCCATACACAGTAGCAGAACCTGTCATTGTGTAGGTGATAGCCGTAGCCGTTGACGTAGTGACGTTTGATGGGGTTGTGCCAGATGAACTAGCCGCTGCAAATACTGCTGTACCGCGCACTGCTGAGCCGCCCACGGTGTAGGTAGTCAACTCAGTCCATGTCTTAGAAGTCATGGTGTCTGCGGCTGCAAACGTAGTGCTGTTGTTAATCAGACACCAAGTTAGGAAACTCTTCGTCCCACTTGAGGTTACCCTGTGCGTCACGGCACTCTACTTTGTAGAAGCCTTCAATGCCCATACCTTCTGGGATTGATGCGTTAGCTTGCAGTGTGGCTACGGCGTTATCGCCAAAACCGGATTGTTCTTTATGCATATGTGCTCCTATGAGAGTCGGATGATTGCAGACGTATTAGTGACTGCTGGGAATTGTACGGTGAATGTGTTAGTAGAGGTCTTATCTGCGCCAAAATCTAGCACGCAAACTGCTCCGTTATCCCCCGCTTTGTATATCAAAGCACCCCTTGCGGTGATTGCACCTGTCCATGCGGCGTTTGAAAAAGAAATGTACGCGGTAGCCGCCCCAGTCTGGTTGCCTGTTGTGGGGACTTGGGATACGGTCAACAAACTGCCACCCGCCACATAGTTACCCCCAGACGCTTCGCCCGTAGTTGTATATGCTGTTGTAGTTGCGTCTAAAGATGCCGTGTTGGTGTACAACGCAATATAAAAAGAACCAGACGTAAAATTAAACGAGCCGTTCATCAAGCCCGTCTTAAACGTGTTACATGTCCAGTTGCCCGTGAACGCCATTATCTAACCCCAGTATTTTGTGGCAACGGGGCTTCGCGGTATTGTCCACTACGATATGCATCGCTACGTTCTAAACCATCACCCAAACGCTTAGCAAGTGCGAGTGCTTCTTTGTACTTGAGTTCGTAGAACCCCATTACGTCGGCTTCACCTTTCATGTACGTGTACGCTTCAACAAGTGAACCATACAAGAGGACTGTGTCAAAGTTGTCTCCCAGCCAAGTCTGACCAGAAGCGGCAACAGTGATTGACACTGGGTAATAGTAATAGTGCAGTTCTACAGAGTAGGACGCGTCAGGGGTGGGTCCCACAATGAAAGAGAGTTCGTTTGTGATTGTGCTGGTGTTAACAGTCGGGCCAAACAACGCGTAGTACTTGGGGATACCTGTATCTGTAGTTGGATTTGGGTATGCCTGACGAATGAAGTTCACATCTTTGTTTAGCAAGTACTCGTAGTTGCCAGTAGCGTCAATCACAGCCAAAGAGTAAGTGGACAAAAAATCCTCTGGGCAAGACAAGTACTTATTGCTGGTAGTCACGCTACCCGTCACGTTCTTGCGCAACGACGGAAACTGAACAGAGTTGTATATACGCTGTTCAGCCTGAGTAATAAAGCGATTCAACTGAGTCGTTGAAGACACAACTGTGCTATCCGCCAACGTAGTGGCAGGAAACGTATTTTCTGTATACGTTTGAATCGCTGTTACTAACTCAGTGTAGGTCATCCCATCTTCCCACTAATCTTGCGCCCTTTAGTTGCAGCGCCGTATCCACGCATCACGCCAACACCATATGGGTTAACTGGAGCATAGTTGCCTTTACTGATACCGCCAACAGAGGGGTTCATCTCTGTCATGCACTGAGCACCAGTCTCTGTAGGTAATCCAGCTTTAAGTGCTTTACCAGACATGTCGTGTGGTTGAGCGTAGACGCTGGCGTCACCAACTTCTTTACCCATCATTTTTTTGCTGAACGCCATTATTTACCCCTTGCTGCGCCGCGCTGGTTCACGACTTTTGCCATGCCCCGCCCGTACTGTTTCATCATGTCATTGGTCTTGCCACCCTTAGCCAATTTAGTCATTGGCTTGCCGGGATGCAGTTTCTTCTCGTGTTTGTGCACGGCACCTGCGATCATTTTCTTGTCTTGCTTTAAGTCTTTCTTGTCCATTTTCAACTCCTAAGTTGTTGCTACCGTTACTGTACCAAGTTGTACAACCAAATTCAAATTATTTGGTGTCAACGCCGCATCAAAACTGCTCGAACCACCCACTGGAGCCCAGCCCCATTGAAATATTCTGCTACCACCACCTGACTCACCGTCCGCTAACAAACCAGAAACTACATAGCTCCTGTCAGGACGGGGATTTCTCAAAGCCTGTGGGTCGTCCACAGGGAACATACCCAACTGCAACTGCGGATGGTCTGGGTCCCAGCACTCTGGGCACACCAACAAGTTGTAATTCTTTAACTTGATAATCTCAGTTTTCAGAACCTTCAACTTAAACCGCTGACCACAGCGATCACACTCCGAAATCGCATTCTTGCCCGAAGCAAAACGATTACCCATGACTACCTCCCGATGTAGGTCTGTCTAGGAACCAAACGCAATGCTGCTTTGCCAATACGCTCCATACCTTGCGGTACTTTGCCAGCGATGTAGTACGACAGACCAGCCGCCATACATGGGATAAATCTAAACGGTACGTCCATGATGTTCACACCACCACCAGCGTCTTGCGTGCGGCGTAGACGCCAGTAAACAAATGTGTACGGTTGTACGTTATCAGGGGTAGGCCAAACAGTTATCGCTGGCACTTGTTGCCAATACACAGTAGCCGCAGCCGTATGCCCTACAGCAATCGTGTTTTGCTGACCACGGAAACAACTAGATAGAGTGCCACTAACAGCGTTTGCGTTCTGGGTGATATACCCATAGTTGATAATCTCATCATCAATCTTTATAAACCCTGCTGCGGGTAAACCCGTAACATCACTCAACACGATTGTGTCTGATGTACTTGTGATGGTTGTAGTCAACGTGGCAGAAATGGGGCTAGCCTGCCCGTTGTAGCGCTGAATCCAAACCTGAATAGGTCTGGCTTGAGTTAACTTGTTAGGGATCGTAGCGTAGGTAGAAACGCTAATCCGCGTGATTGTCAGGTCGGCTTGGTTAGACGTGCTGTTTGCATCGGTACGAATCAAATGCTCAAGAAGGTCAATCGTGTCGTTTGGTAATGGATACGTGTTTTGCCCCTGAACTAGATTAATAGACCCTGTCTCAATAGTCCACATATTGATACCACGGTTTGCCCAATCAGCAAACATGATGTTGAGGCTACGACGTGCGGTACGCAGGTCATATCCAGTACGCAGTTCACTACCGGCGCGTTCAAACGCCTCCTCGACCAACTCGGTGAGGTCGAGGTTAAAGCCATATGCGCCGGATGTGTTTGCCATTATCTAAATCCTGCTGTTTTCTTTGCTATGCCTTTGGGCTGTGCTACGAATTGTTTTCCGGCTTTTTTGCCAGCGCGTT